GGAGTCGTAGACCCATGTTGCGTTTGCTGAAGGGAACGTCAGGCAATAAAAGGTGTGACCTTGGCTACTGTAGACCACGGCTTCTGCGTCAGTAATCTTGCTCGTGCGAACATATCGCGCAATGGCTGTCTCTATCGCATAGGTACTAATGCGTGCAGGAACTAAACCCGTCGCTGCCACGACAATACCCGCACCATTCGCCGTCCTTGACAACCAGATCATCTTATCTGCGGCTAGCTTGACCGAATAAGGAGCGACGGTGCCGTAGCCGAAGACACTCCCTGGAACCGGCTGAAATGGGAACGGGCTGGTTCCGGCATCGTACCAGACCTCACCTGTTTGCTCTCCAATAAGCCAAATCTGACGGCTACCATCTACGACCATGGCCCTCCAGGGATCAGGCGCGATACTCCTATAGGCGAACTCCGTCATGTCCCAGCTTGCGCCATTGTTGAGGGCACTAATCTGGAACCGAGAGGTCGCACTATTGAAGGCCAGGAAGTAGCCATCGATCATACCGACCATTGTGGTGATACCGGCCAGGTTCCCGACAGCAGATAGCGTATTCGTCGCAATGGTCAGCAAATACCCGTTCGTGCCAGAGGCAATGAGCAATTGTCCACCGGCATCGCCATTACTAGCTATACCAGCAGGGTTGGGGTCATTCGCGACAACGCCATTCGTGACAATGGAAGCACTGTTCGTAACGAGGACTTCATAGACATGTGCCCCCATGACCGCAAAGCACTTGTCATCCATTGAGAACAAGGCTCTACAGTTCACATCTGCAACAGTTACATACTCTTTCTGACCAGGGCAGGGATACAGCGCGGACCTGTAAGGCGAAGCAGCGGACTCTATCTGCTCTGGATACCAGTTGACGGTTCTCTCGCAATCCGCCCACGGACTCTGGGACTCATTGGAGCCATATACGAATCCAGGATATTGAGACATGTCTAACTATCCGAAAAGATGTTGTAGTGTGGGCCTGCTCCACCAAAGAGAATACCCGCAACGCCACTGGACATGTCCGAGAGCCTCATATTGGCACGCTTCACGTCAGCCTTGCTCTCTATGGCCGCAATCTGCATCTCTTGTGTCAGTGCGGCATCGAAAGCACTCGACAACTCTCTGGCTAATCCTGTCCGAAGGAACCTCCGATACCCTGGAGGAAGAGCAATGGTTTCTGAAATAGCAGAGAACTCGGACACAGGCGTTGGTGCATAGATCACACCTTGCAATGTCGTACTCGTCGGGATCGGCCACGGATACAACAAGCCCAGGCCCGCTGTCCACGTAGGATTGTAATACCACGCTTGCGGATACACTGACGTGAGTTCTTTCTGGGCGATACCGGCCCAGGCGTCATCAGTCAGGACTGGACCCAAGTTGTATTCAATGGTGGGAGACACTGAAGTATCTTGGAATCCGATGTCGACAATATCCATAGGACCAGTGGGTCTAGCACAGTTAACGGCCCCACCGCTTCCTATCGTGTAACTCGTCGCTGTAGAGAGGGTCCATATCGTACGTGTGTTCGTATAGACCGTCAGACCTTCAGTGGCGAGAGCATTTATCCAGTCGTTCAGACGTTCTAGTGCAAAAGAGGCGTCGTTTGAAGATACCACCTCTCCCACTTGTAGGACGCGAAGATCCTGCAAGGCTCCAGTAATGAGGTCGCTCACCGTCATCTATTTAGACCTGATACAAGGCATTCATAAGTGTAGCAGTTGTATCCGTGGAATTCACACGTATACATTTCAGCGGAAGCACCGCACCTGCCAGGACTGTAAATGGAGCAATACTGCCGTTTTCAAAGACTGCGACGACGACTCCAGCCCCACCAACGAAAATAGCGTCAGCAGGTAGAGCCTTCGTTGCGGCATTCGATGCGTAGGTGCTTCCATCGAAGTTCACTGTATCGCTCTTCGTAATGACAATCGACTTATTGTAGGTACCGCTCGCTTGCGACATTTAATTCACCTTCGTCTTTGACGGACGGCCACGTTTCTTGGGCACAGGGACAGATGGAACCTGCTCATGAGTAGCGTTGTCGGCCAATACGGCCTCTTTCTTCGCTAACTCTCCCATGCTCTGATCTGAGAAGTGACGCCTCGCAGTGACATCAGCCACATTCCGCATGTCCTGCTCATACTTCTCGATAGCAATGTCCGGTCCTCTCGACCATCCATCCCGAATCGCTTTATCTAGACCCTCTGCATCATTCACGACAAGCTGGCACGAACGTGAGAAGGCTTCCCCGATGGCATCGCCTACGGCTGCGAGTGGATCGCCACACATGACCTTGCCATTCTCTCTAGCAAATGCCTTGTAGACCATTGAAGGATACGGCTGGAATCCATTAGGAGCAAGACCGCCCTGCTGCTTAGGAGTGTTCCACTTCGCAAGCTCTCGCGAATATTCTGTATCGGGGTTCTGGATAATCGCCATGTAATCCTCATTGAAAAATCGAGGGGAGCCACGTTCTGTGACCCCCCTCTACTTATTATTACGCTACACCGCCCGTGATGTTCGTGACCGTCCCTGACATGGGAGTCGCGACGAACGAGTTCCACAGGCCATTTGCTGCGACTGCTTGCATGGCAATCGGAGCGGCTGAGTTGGTTGTGATCACGTCATAAGAAGTGCCTGCGCCAGACAGACCCCCCGTGAACGTGAGTGTATGTGCTGCGACCCCGTTACCGATGATCATCAACACAGTGCCATCCATGTCCTTGGTTGGGACCGGGACAGTCAGCGCAATCACGCTAGTCCCGTTGAGGATGACCCGCATGTCCGTGCCGGCGGCTGGAAGTGTCAGTGTTCCGGTGGCTGTAATGCTGCTCACCACCGTAGCGCGTGACGCCTGATAGCCGACGATTTCCTGTGAGGCCGGTGTCGAAAAGTCTGCGGCGTCCCCATGCGTCACATTGCTCGTAATGACATGGGTGACAGTCGCAGTCCCGTTCACACCTCGCAGAACGGAGACAGTCGTACCAGACGTATAGTTCTGTGCGACCTGCATTACTTCTTGGTCCACCAGAACAAGCCGTCCAGCATCAAACGAGGTCGCGGAAGCGACGACAATAGACGTGTCATCAACTGCGACCGCAGCAGCGAGCGTTGTAGTTGCCAATGCCATATCAATTAACCCCAGACTCTCGCGGCAAGCCGCGCCTGAATAGTGGCCGCGCCGATCAGAATATCGAGACGGCTTGGATTCTGGTCCGTGCCAATCTGATACTGCTCGACCATCCTGATTGAGAAGCCAAGTGCCTTGCTCCGCACCGTGGTCGACTCTGCACCCGCACCGGGCTTCATCAAGTCGGCCATGACGAACGCAAACGCATCGGGGTGATAGACAAACGACTGTGGACTGGTCGTGGTAGCCAAGGTGCCACCAGCAGCCGCCGTCGCGCCCAAGACGGTAATCACCGCGTCATTAGCAGGACTCGCATCAACAGTCTGCAACTGACCAGAGGTAATAATGCTCGGGCTAATCGGCAGGGTCGCCATGACACCACTTGCGTCAGAGGTCGTTGCCGTCACTACAAACTGCTGCAAACGCCCAGTGGACGAATACGACAGCGGGTTGACCGAGTTCACACCAGCAATGGTAAAGACATCACCCTTGTTTAGTGTGGTGGCACCCGAGGCCCAGCCGTTCGTGGCAATCGTGCTGCCAGTCTGACTAGCGCCATTGATCAGTGGAGTGGATGCCGTGAAGGTGCCGGTGGTATGGACAGGATTGATAGGGTCCTGCAACCACTTATCCACACCCAACTGCTTTCGCCCAAACATGCCCTCTTCGTAATTCTCAGAGATGACGGCCGTTGGGTTGAACAGCGAGCTTGTGGTGTTTGCCAACGTACTCATGGCGAGTGGATCGAGTACGGCGCAACGACCACGAAGTGGAGTGGACAGATCCGTCAGCTTAGCTGAAGGGGTTGTACCTGGGACACCCACAGACGAATAAATATCCCGATAGACCGCATTGAATGCCAGTACTTCCGCTGCATTGGCAAGCGCCTCGGAGCCAGGATTGATATATCGCTCGCGGATATTGTCCAACTCAGTCGTAGCCTGCTGGCTGGAGTACCCAAACGCCACGTTCTTCTGATTGGTCAGACTAATAGGAACTGTCTGGTCATACAGGTTCTGTAGCTGAAGTGCCTGACCATCCGTAACGGTGAACCGCTGGGGAAGTCGAGCGTTGACAGTATTACCGACTTTCGCACCGGCAATTTCATACTGCGAATCGTAGGTCCGGTTGACATTGGCAAGGAACACGAGTTTATTGATAAACCCCCGTGCAACCTCCTTTGTCG